GCTGCTGTGATCGCGGCACGATCGCCCTTCGCTGGCCTGGCCGCGCGGCTGGCGGGCAAGGCCGAGGCCCTCGCCCGCGGACAGTCGCAGGCCGCCGCGCTGAAGCGGGGCGGCGATTCCCGCCATTGGCGCAGCGCCCGCCTCGTCTGGCCGCTTTTCGGACAAGGATAGAGCCATGGAAATTCCCCTGCGCGCCGCGCTGATCGCGTGGCTTGGCGCCGATCCGCTTCTTGCCGCCGAGCTCAACGCTATTGTCGAGGAAGCCCCTTCACGCGCCAGCCTGCCCTGGCTGGCCATCGCGGCCAGTGCCTCTGCTGACTGGGGGTGCAAGGATCGGGCCGGACGCGAGGTGCGGATCGCCCTTGAACTGCACTGCCGCGGCGACACGCCGGAAAGCGCCGCCGCGCTGGTCGCCGCAATCGAACGGCGCATCGAAACCCTACCGCCTGCGCAAGCCGGCTTTGCCGTCGCTTCGGCGCAATTCCTGCGCGCCCGCTGCGAACAGCGGGGCGAGAGCCGCCGCGCCTTCCTTATCGAATATCGCTTCCGCCTGCTGGCGGACTGAACCCGGAGATTCACGCATGACCGCTCAGAAAGGCAGTGCCTTCCTCCTCAAGATTTCCGATGGTGCAGCGCCCGCTGCCTATCGGACCGTCGCCGGCCTGCGCACCACGCAGATGTCGATCACTGGCGACACTGTCGTCATTACCAGCAAGGACAGCGGCGGCTGGCGCGAACTGCTGTCCGGCGCGGGCGTTCGCCAGGTCTCTGTCAGCGCCGCCGGCATCTTCCTGGGCAGCGAGGCGGAAGCCCAGCTGCGCACCAATGCCATGGCCGGCACGCTCGACAGTTACGAACTGAGCTTCGAAGACGGCGAGCGGCTGCGCGGCCGCTTTCTGATCCAGCGGCTCGACTATGCCGGCGATTTCAACGGCGAGCGCAACTATTCGCTGCAGCTGGAAAGCTCTGGCCAGGTGGTGCCGGCATGAACCAGCATCCCGCAAACCCGCACCGGGGTGAGGCGACGCTTGTTATCGCCGGCTCTCCCCATGTCCTGCGGCCCAGTTTTTCGGCGCTGGTCGCGGCTGAGGAAGAATTGGGCCCGCTCTTTGCCTTAGTCGAACGTGCCGCAGGCGGTCAGCTGCGCCTTAATGAAATGACCGCGCTGTTCTGGCACTGCCTTGCGGAACGCCACGGGCTGACCCGCGAGGCCGTGGGCGAAAGCGTCGCATCACAGGGCCTCGCCGCCTGCGCTGCGCCCCTGCGCGCGCTGCTCGCCCAGATTCTGCAGGGACAGGGGTGAGCGAAAGCTTCGGCCTATCGGCGCTGAAGCTCTGCGGTTTGGCCGCCCGGCTGCTGGGGTGGCGGCCGCAGGAGTTCTGGGCCGCAACCCCCGCCGAACTCACCGCCGCGCTGGCCCCGCCTGAAGACCATTCAAACCCGCTGGGGCGCGAAGAATTCAACCGAATGATGGAGCGAGATCATGGCAACCCTCGGTGATGATGGGGTCGAAAGCCTGCTGGTGGAAGTCCGCGCCGGCACGCAAGGCTTTGCGCAGGACATACAGGCCATGCGCGGCACCTTTGACAGCACGCTGGTCGACGGCTTTGCCCGCGCCGGCGACGTGTTGGAACGCGGCCTGACCGGCGCAATCCGGCGCGGCAGCCTTGGCTTCGACGATCTGAAACGCATCGCGCTGGGCACACTCGACACCATCGCCGCGCAGGCCGTGCAAGGGCTGTTCGCCGGAAAGTCCGGCGGCGGCGGCGGCGGCATCGGCGGTCTGCTGAATCTTGGCGGGCTTCTGGGATCCGTGCTCGGCCTGCCCGGACGCGCAACGGGCGGCCCCGTATCTCCCGGTCGCGGCTATCTGGTTGGCGAGCGTGGGCCCGAACTGTTCGTGCCGACCTCTTCCGGGCGTGTCGTGCCCAATGGCGGTGAAGCACGGCCGGGCCGCGACGTGCGGGTGGCCATCAACGTCATGACCCCGTCCGGCGGCAATGCCCCGCAGGCGCTCCAGCGGTCCAGCCGCCAGGTCGCCAGCGCCGTGCGCCGGGCCCTTCAGCACTGAACCACACCGCCCTGCCGCAAGGCGATGGGACTAAGCCAAGAAAAGGGAAACGCCGATGGCCTTCTGGCTGGCTGATGCTCGCAATGGGCAGGAAAGCGACTGGATCCAGCGATTTGATCCGCGCTTCTGGACCGTGAACTTTCCGCGCCCGATGATGGCTTCGGCCATTACCACCGCGCCAGACGCGCTGCGGGTGGACGCCACGTTCCTGCGGGAATGCGACCTTGCCGGATTGATCTGGGAAAGCGCGGACAGCCTCGACCATCCGCTGCTCTCCTACCGAACCGATCGCGACTATTCGCGCACGACCCTGTCCTTCCGCTGGCGTTCGAACGGCATCCTGCCGCTCGATGCCGTGAACGGCCCGACCCTGACCATCGAGGGGCGCGATGCGGCAGGCAACCCGCGCGGCTGGTACGTGCGGCTGTGGAACTACGCTCAGGGCACCCCGCAGGACGCCAGAATCACGCTGCGCTTCTCTGACCTTGCCGGCGGCTTTCTTCACCCGTCAGAGGCAGACCCCGTCCATCCCGCCGCTATCGACCGCCTGTTCATCTCACTGGTCCCGCCCGGCTATTCGGGCGCCAGCACCGCGCCGCTGTCCGCCCCGGTGGAAGGCTGGGTGGAAGTCACCGATATCCGCTGCGACGGGCATCGCTCCGTGCTGGAGATCGGCGACATCGTGGTTCCCCCGCACGGCCTGGCCGCTGCTACGGCTTTTGACGACAGCGGCAACCAGACCCCCGCCCGCGTGGTCCGCAACCTCCGCGGCCTCGGCTATCGGGGCAGTGTCCTGCACTACGTGGGCATGAGCCACTTCATGCGGCTTTCGGCATCGGGCAATGAGTTCCTCGTGCCGGGCAGCGGCGATCCGCTCTGCACCCCGGCGCGTCAATGGCATCGCGCCTTTTTCAGCGAATGCCTGCGCTGCGGCTACACGCCGATTGCCTCGCTATCTTACGAACTGTTCGCCGCCCATTGCCCTCCGGCCTGGCAGCAGCGCGCGTGGAACGGTGAGCCCGGCCGCACCGGCTGGGATCCGCCGTCGGCCCTGCTTTCGCCCGCCAATGCGCAGGCCATGGGCTGGCTGCAATCGGTGGGCGCTGAATTCGTGGGCCTGATGCAGCAGGCCGGAGCGCCCGTTCGCTTTCAGATCGGCGAACCGTGGTGGTGGTCCATGCCGGACGGCAGGCCATGCCTTTACGACGATGCAACCCGGGCCGCGCTGGGTGCCGGGGCCGTGGAAATCCCCACCCTGCGCCAGCCGATGAATTCTGCGCAAACGGCGCTGCTCGATGCGGCGGGTGCGCTGCTTTCCGCTTCGACAGCGGCCCTGACCGCCGCCGTCCGCGCGGCTGCCGCGCCGGCACAGGCGGAGGTGATGCTGCTCACCTTCCTGCCCACCGTGCTCGACCCCGCCACGCCCGAAGCGCGGCGCGCCAACCTGCCGGTCGGCTGGGCCGCTCCCGCTTTCGACCGGCTGCAGGTGGAGGACTATGACTGGCTTACCGCCGGTGCCGATGCCCACCGCCGCGAAGGCTACGCCTTTATCAACGCCCGCTTTGGCTACCCGCCGCAGCAGCAGGACTATCTCGCCGGCTTCGTGCTGAACGCCACCGACCGCGTTCTGTGGCGCCATATCGACGCCGGCATCGATGAGGCGCTGGCCCGATCGCACCATGAGGTCTTCGTCTGGGCTTCTCCCCAGATCTGCCGTGACGGTTACGTTCGGCTTCCCCACTTAGAGGAAAGCGATGCCATGCTGGCCTTCGATGATGTGCCCTATCCCCTCGCCCTTGGCCGCGACGCGACCATTGCGCCCGAATTTTCGACCAATGTTTCCGTCACGGCATCGGGTTTCGAACGGCGCAACAGCCTGTGGTCTGACGCGCGGCTGCGCTTTGACGTGGGGCCGGGCATCCGTTCAGAGGCCGAACTGGGCGAGCTCATCGCCTTCTTCCGCGCCCGCCGCGGCGCGGCACGCGGCTTCCGCCTGCGCGATCCTTCGGACTTCAGCTCGAATGGCATGGTCGGCACGCCCCGCGCGATCGACCAGAGACTGGGCGTGGGCGACGGCGTGGCCTCTGCCTTTCCGCTAGTGAAACGCTATGGCGCCGGCGACGAAGCGCAAGTGCGCCGGATCACCCGGCCCATAGCGGCCAGCGTTGTGGTCAGCCTGGATGGCGCGCCGGCGGCTGGCTGGTCGCTGGATGCAGGCGGCATCGTCACATTCGCAAGTCCTCCCGCCGCCGGCGTCGTCGTCAGGGCCGGATACCGGTTCGACGTTCCGGTGCGCTTTGCTGAAGACCGGCTGGAAATCGCCGGCGCCGCCTTTGCTGCCGGCGAAGCACCGAGCGTTCCCATCGTCGAAGTGCGCGAGGGAGCATGAGCCGGGTCTGGTTTTCGACAGAACTGGAAACTGTCGCAACCTGGTGGCGCGTGCTGCGACGGGATGGCGTGGCGCTGGGCTTCACTACCCATGACCGTGACATCCGGGCGGACGGCGTCCTGCACCGCGCCGCGCCCGGCATTGTCCCCTCTGCCATCCGCCGCTCCGCCGATTTTGAGCCGGACAGCGCCGAAGTCGAAGGCGTGCTGAGCCATGAATCGATCTCCAGCGCGGACCTTTCGTCCGGCCGCTTTGACAACGCGCGGGTGCTGATCGGCATCATTGACTGGGAAAGCGGGGAAAGCCACGTGATCTACCGCGGCTCTGTCGGCACCGTGAGCGAAGAGGCCGGCAAGTTCGTCGCCGAACTGCATTCGCGAAAGGCAGAGCTGTTGCGTGATGCCATCCCGCGCACGTCGCCCAGCTGCCGCGCCACATTCTGCGGCCAGGGCTGTGGGCTGTCCGCCGTTCGCTACACCCACGAAGCCGTACTGGTCGCGCACGATCTGGGCCAAAACACCGTTACGCTCACCAGCGCGGCACAGGGGGCGCACCTTATCGGCGGCGCGCTGCGCTGGCTGGATGGCCCGCAGGCCGGCCTGTCGATGAACATCGTCGCCGCGAACGGCCTTACTCTGGCGCTGGACCGTCCGATCGACCGGACAATGAAACCCGGCGCCCGCGTGGTGCTGCGGGAAGGTTGCGATCGGACGCTTGGCACCTGCTCCGCCCGGTTCGGCAATGCCGCCAACTTCCAGGGCGAGCCCTTCCTGCCAGGCAACGATCTTGTCGCGCGATACCCGTCGCCAGCGCGATGACGGGCGAACAACTGGCGCGGGCTGCCGAAGCCCTGATCGGGTCGCCGTTTCGCCTCCACGGCCGCGACCCGGCCACCGGCTTGGACTGCATCGGCGTTCTGGCAGCGGCTCTCAATGCCATGGGCCACCCCGGCGGGTTGCCGAGCAACTATAGCCTTCGCAGTCGCCGCCCTCCCGAAACGGCAGCGGTCGCGGCGGCCTGCGGGCTTATCTCTGCCCAGGGCGAGTGCGCAGCCGGCGATGTCGTGCTGTGCCGCGTCACCCCCTGCCAGTTTCACCTCGCCATCGCGCTTGGGCCCGATCGCTTCATCCACGCCCACGCCGGGCTGCGCCGCGTGGTCGTCAGCCCCGCCCCGCTGCCCTGGCCGATACTGCAACACTGGCGACTAACGCCACTTGCCTGAGGAGCATTCATGGCAACCTTGCTACTAACCGCGGCAGGATCCCTGCTCGGCCCCATCGGCGGCGCGCTGGGCGCCCTGGTCGGCCGCCAGATCGATTCCGCTGTCTTTGGTTCGGGAAAGATCGAAGGGCCTCGCCTCAAGGAACTGGCCGTTACCACCTCCAGCTACGGCTCGCCCTTGCCGCGCCATTTCGGCCGGGTCCGTGTCGCGGGAACGATTATCTGGGCGACCGACCTTGTCGAACACCGCGACAAGCAGGGCGGCGGCAAGGGCAAGCCTTCGGTGACGAGCTACAGCTATTCCGCAAGCTTCGCCGTGGCACTCGCCAGCCGCCCGCTGCGCAGGATCGGTCGCATCTGGGCTGACGGCAACCTGTTGCGGGGCGCTGGCGGAGACCTGAAGGTCGGCGGCACCTTCCGGCTGCACACCGGCGAAGGCGATCAAACGCCGGACCCGCTGATCGCCGCTGCCGAGGGCCCCGCCCTCTGCCCGGCCTTTCGCGGCCTGGCCTATGTCGTCTTCGAAGATCTGGACCTGGGCGATTTCGGCAACCGCATTCCGGCTCTGACATTCGAGGTCTTTGCCGACGAAACCGCCACGCTCTCGCTCCAATCCATCGCA